CTATCTCCTCGCGCTTGGTGCGTCGTGGCCACAGTTTGGGTCACTCCGCGCGTTCGCTAAGGATTCGGGCAACTCATTAGTCAGCCCTTGGACATTGCCAAATTGGGGCGGACTCATCATAAAATAGAAGTTTGTCGAACCTGCAACGGCTGTATTGGTGAAATTGTAGTACTCGTCCAGCCCATCAAGAATTTCCCGACGAATCAAATCTGTCCCCGCATTGGTGTACAGAATCGTTTCCCAAATTCCGTCAATCCATTGCGTGTGCCAGGCATAAAGTCCGTCAGCAATGTCGTCGGTGACTATCGAGAGGATGTAGATATTCGTCCCCTGCGTCTTGGCATAAACCGGCTCGAAAGTGTTGGAGCCCCCCACATAATCCGGCTCCACCAGTTTGAGCGCGTTGGACGCGTTCGATGCGCTGGCCGAGTTGGTGGGTATGGCCGCTATGGCGGCGGCCACGTAGCCGGTCGAAGCCAGGCCGTTGGTGATGCTGGACGCAACCGGGACCAGGCCGAGCGCCCCGGTCACGTCATCACTGGTAAGGCTGACCAGGCCGGTGCGTAGATTGAAGCTAACGACCCCCGCCGAACTGGCGGCGACCTGGATCGCCGAGTAAAGGCTATTGGACGTTCCGGTAACGTGATTCGTGGCGGCGGTTCCCAGGCTGGACGTGGCGGACGCCAGGGTCCCGAGGACATTGGTATCCACCTCCGACCAGTTGGTCAAATTCCCGGAGCCGAACTGGGCGTAGTAGGTCAGGCCGCCGCCGCCGGCGATGGCGTAGCGGGCGTCGGACGCGGAGGCGGAGTAGGAGTAATCCTGGGGCCGGGCAACGGTTTTCGGGAAGGAGACGATGAGGGTGTCGGCGCTCACGGTGCCGTTGGTAGGAGCCAGGATGGCAAACGTAGTGGTGTCGGGCGGCGCCTGGATCGAGACCTGGTAAAGCCCGGGGATCAGGTTGGTGATGGTGAACTGGCCGTTGGTCCCGGAGTTGTAGGCGAGCCGGTCGTAGGTGGCCACCTGGTTGGTGGCCGGGGTGAGCTGGATCGGCGTGATGATAACGAGGCGGTTGGTGGCCGGGGTAGTCGGGAATTGGACGAGGTTGAACGAGACGGTGGACGATCCAAAGGCTGAAAAGCTGAAAAATAAAATGCTGAAAATGGCAAGCAGGGCAGCACACCACGGACCACTGACCACTGACCTCTGACCTCTGATTTCTGATTTCTGGAATGGGTGCATAGTGCTAGGATTGGACGGGGGCCTGGGCGGCGAGGGTGAATCGGATTTCGTAGGCGTCGAGCAGCAGGCCGGCCACCTCGAATTGGCCGGTGCCTTGATAGACGGGCATCCGCTCGTCGGGACCGAGGCTTTCCCCTTCCTCCAGCCGCAGCGAAAGGACGAGGTTTTCAGCTTCCTCGACGAGGTCAAAGAGTGGGCGGCCGCCGGCGCTGCCGGCCGATAGGGATTCGCCCGGGATCAGTTTCAGGGAGCGCCCGCGCGAGACGATGAGTTTGAACTGGTTGTCGCGTCGCCCAAGGTTCTCGGGTTCCCGGGGCACGCGGCCCGTCCAGAGGATGGCCAGGGTGGGAGCGCCGGGCGTGGCGCGGAGCTGGTCAACGGCATCGAGGGCGTCTGCGGCGATAAACGCGCGGCCTTTGTTCTGCTGCGCCCAGGGGACGAGGCTCAAGGCGAGGAAGTTGAGCTGTTCGCTGATGGTCATGCGGCGCCGCGTCAGTAGGTCGTCTGGGAGCCGGAAGGCACGCGGCCGGGCACGCGGGGATCCGTGCCGGCGGCGGCGGGAAGGGCGCTGACGGTCGAGCCGTCCAGGGTTTGCGTCCCGTCGCGGACGGCCATCAGCCATTTCTCAACCGCGGCGATGGCGGCGGCCCAGTCTTTGGGGAGGTCTCTTTGGCGCCGGCCGTAAAGGTCGCGGATCGTAAACCAGAGGGCGGCGGACTTGACGCTGGCGGGCGGGCTGGCGACGGGGGTGGTGACGCGGTTGCAGATGAAGCCGTCCACCTCGGTGCTGGCGTTGGCAATCACCTGGTCGAGCAGCCCGGCGTCGCGCTGGCCATCGCCGTTGTCGTCGAGGACATCATCCAGGACCAGGGCGGGGACCTTGGCTTCAACGGCGGTCTGGGTCGTGTATGCCATTTAAGAAAAAGGCCCGGCGCGACGATGCACGCGCCACACCGGGCCTCATCGGGTTGGGGACATTAACTGGTCCGGCTGGCGCGGGGTTTGTGCTCGCGGGCGGGAGCCGCAGCCGTCGGCGCCAGGCGGGCGTAGGCGCGCAGACGCTGCTCGATTTGGGTGATGAGACCGCGGAGCGCGGTGACCACGCTGTCGAGCGGAGCGGCGCCCGCTTTATACGCGACGCAGGCTTTCTGCTCGGCGTCCTTCAGGCTAGCGAGCAGATCTTGATGTTTCGCAATCATAGGCTTCCTGTTGGCCCCGCCTCCGATCACGGCGCGGCCTTGATCGTCTTCTTGACCAGGTAAAGGGCGGAGTTGGTGCCGTTCACGTTGGCGTCGGCGTTGACGATGCTGACCACCTTGATGTAGCCGGCCGCCCCGATCACCGACGACGGGATGTTCGTATAGCCCACCACCGGCGTGATGCCGTTCAGCGAGTTGATCCAGGTGAACCGCGGGCTGGTCTCCCAGTTCACGTTGTCCGGCGAGCGGGCAAAGGTGATGGTGACAAGCCCGGTGCCCGCCTCGCTGCCGGCGGTCTTTAGCATCAGGCCGATGTTGTCCTGGCCGGTGACGGACAGCGCGCTGCCAAGGTTAACGGAGGTGGTGGCGTTTTTGCCGATGGTGTTGGTGATGCCGAAGCTCACCATGCCGACTTCGGCCTGGACGGTGAAAGCCGCCGCAAGCAGGATCGCAAACAAGGGTAGGTATTTCTTCATATTAGATTGGGATTTGGGTTTTCAAGTTGTGGGGTGGCGCCTCTTTCCGGGGAGCCACCCCACATGGAGTCGTGGGGTGGCTCCCCGGAAAGAGGCGCCACCCCACATGGTTTACGTGGACAGGATCTGGCCGGCGGCCGCCTGGCCCACCGATGCGCCGTAGTAGAAGCTCAACCGTTGAGCCGCGGAGGCGAGCTGGTGGTTGACGTATTGCGTCTGGCGCACGCTGAACCCGGTGTCCGGGTCGGTGACCACGACGGAGTTGCCGTCGGCGGCGCCGGGGATGGCGTTGACGTAGTCGCCATCGGGCCGGGCGGCGATCAGCAGGGCGGACTTGCTGAACGCAAACCCCTTGAGGTTTCCGGTCGAGGGCAGGTTGCCCGCTTCGATTACGTAGTAACCATGCACGTCGGGCAGCACGCCGCCGGTGATGATGCCGGGCTGCTGCTGCGCGGCCAGGGTGATGATGGCCTGGTCCTTGGCGAGCTGCCCGTAGTAGGTCGGGTAGAGCACCAGGGTGCGGTTGCTGGCCCCCTGCGGCACGCCCTTGAGCGTCTGCGCCACCGCCATCTCAATCACGGTCGAGCGATCGAAGTCAATCTGCGCGGACGTGATGGCGGTGTTGGGGAAGTTGGGCGCGGTGATGAGCGCATACGCATAGTCCACGATGTCCTTGGCGATGGCGTAGGCCTGGCCGGCGCCCATTTCGTCGAAGAGCCGGCGCACCGTGCCGGCAAGGTAGGTTTCCTTGAGCACGATCTCGCAGCCTTTGTGCTGGTTGAGCGTCACATAGGCGTCGGTGTTGGTCCAATCCTGCGCGGCCCAGCCGGTGCCGGCGCCGCCGCTCTCGTAGGCCACGACGCTCGGAACGGTCTGGTAGCGCGTGTAGATGGCCTGGTTCAGCAACCCCGGCTCGGAGCCGAAGTTGGTAGTCATCCGCGACAGGGGCGGCAGCGCGAAGCGCAACAGCTCCAGCGAGCGCTGGGTGATGAGCTTGCCGACGAGCTCTCCCGTGGTGATGGTGGCGGCGCGCAGCGGCAGGTCGTCGCCCTCTTTGAGCCGCGGGCGGATCTGGGTCGCGTAGATGGCGGCGCTTTTCTGAGGATCGCGCTCGGCGCTATACGCCTTGAGCACGGCCTGCGAATCCTCGCGCTGGATCGAGACGGGCATCACGGTCAGGCGGGGCTGCATGGCGGTGCTGCCCTTGGTGGCGTTGAGGGCCTCGATCACCTCGGGGTCTTCCACGCACCACTTCTTCCACTTGGCCTGGAGGGCCTCGTCCTTGGCCGGCAGGGCGCCGCGGCGGATGGCGGCCTGGACGGCCCGGCTGGCGTCCTTCTCGCGCTCGGCCAGCAGCGCCGCCTCGAGCTGCTCGTTCTTGGCCTTCAGCGCCGCGGCTTCCATCTGCCGCTCCACGTCAGCCAGCTCGCTCTGCTTCGCCTTCAGCGCGTCGGCGTTTTCCATCGTTTGCTCTTGCGCCGAAAGCTCGGCGATCTCGCGCTCCAAATTATCCTTCATGGTTTGGAGCGGCACTTTGTCTTTATTCATGTCTGTTTGGTTGGTGGTTGAACTAGCGCCGAGGCCCGCCGCCAACGGGCGGCGGGTTGCTCCAGCGTCCTTTGCCCATAAGGGCAAAATCTCTCGAAAGGCCGGGTTGTTGGTCAGCGTTCCCGCATACGGCCAGTCCAGCCCGGTGATGCGGGCCGGGTTCTGCGCGCTGCCGCGCCCGCCCGCCCGCACCGAATAGGTCTGCCCGCTGCGCACCTCGCGCCGCTTCGGCAGCTCGGCATCCGTGAAAAACGACGGGCTGAAGGCGCGCATGACTTTCCCCTTCACATAATCCAGCCCCAGCCGGCTCCACTCCACCAGCGCATAGACCCCGGGCCGCGGAGTGTCGGACCACTCGAAGCGCGCCGGCCAGGCCATCGCTTCCTTGGACTCATGCTCCTTGTCGAAGAGCAACCGTTGCGGCGCCAGCTTCGCGGAGAGTTTCTGGAAGCTGGCCTGGAGCGCGGCCGCCGTCTCGGGCCCAACCTGGACCACCACTTGCGCCGCGGCGTCCTGGCCCATGCCGCAGACGATCTCGTTGACACCGCCGGGCATATACATGATGCGGTCGCCGCCGGCGGCAACCTCGGTAGCTACCGAGCGCGCGCGCAGGGCGACGGGGTCAGCGGCCCCGGCGAGCGCCGGCGGGGCTGCCGGCGCTCCGGGAGTTGCGATGCGAGGCGTGGTGGCCATTCGAGGTTGTTGTAGCGAGGCAGCGCGCGGGCGTGAAGCGCTCGGGGCGCTTAAACATTGAGCGGCCAACCTCGAATGGGTCTTGAAGAGAAACGCCTTCCGCCCTTGTCATCTGCCATTAAACGCCTTACCGCCGTTTACCGCGACCGCCTGGAAGGCGTCGAAAGGCCGTGGAGGTATATCGGTGTCCACCCGAACAACAAAGCCCGCCAGCGGGCGCGCAGGCGCTACGCTCGCTTCAGGCGCAGAATAGCGGAGACCTTGATCCGATAATGCCCGCGCCCGCCCCGGCCGCGGAGCTTGCGCCAGTCCCTGCCCTCTTGGAGCCGCCCCTCGTCGCACATGCTCTGGATCGTCCTTCGTGCGCAGCTCATCATCCGCGCCGCCTCGCTGGTTCCAATCTCAGGCCCGAGCTCTTCCATCGTGCCGTCCGGGTGGACGATCAATGGCACGCTGGCGCGCGGTATCCGAATCCAGCGAAAGGAATTGGTTAGCATGGGAGGCGCATCAAAGCAGGAGTTGCTGACCCGAGGAGGCGCTCTCGCGGAGCTCCCGCAACTCCTCGGCGGTGCTCACGCGGTAGATGCCCTGGCCCTGGTCAATGCCGATCAGGCGCACCAGGCCGCACTGGTGCAGCTCCGTAGTCCGTGGCCGGAAGGCCAGAATGTCCAGCCCGCATTTGGCCGCCACTTCCCGCGTGGTGCCCGGCCCGTGCCTGAGCCAGGCCTCATACACGGCCTCCTGCCGCGCGTTCATGCTGGCCTGTATTCCTTTCCAGTTCTTGTCGCGGATCGAAGACGGGGAGAGGGATGAAACTGGAGACCTGAAACGGGAGTGTCGGTGATCGGTCTCAGGTCTCACGTTTCCAGTCTCAGGTCTCAGGTTTCCAGTCTCAGGTCTCAGGTTTCCAGTCTCAGGTCTCATAGGGAGGCTTTGAACTTCTTGAACTCTTCATACGCTTTCGCCGCGGCCACCGGGTCGCTGACAATTTTGGCCGCGATCTGGCCGGCGGCCTTCGCGGGAGCGCCGGCCGGATCGCCGGGTCGGCCCGAGGCGCGCAAAACGGCGGCGCGGGCCGGATCGGCGTGGCGGGGGCGGGCCTGCGCTCGGGCCTCGGCCAGATCCTCCTCGAACCTGTCGGGCTGGGCGATCAGGTTCGAGAACCGCAGCGCGCCCCGGTTGCGCTGCCCGTCCCGGATCCCGGCGCGGAGGTAGCGGATCACCAGCTTGAGGTCCTCCAGGGTGAATCCGCGCCGCAGCCACTCAAACCAAACCCGCTCCCGATACATGTCCAGCCCGATAGCCAGCCCGCTATGCAGAACGTATGCGCTGTGCAGGGCGCGAATCTTCTGGACGGATGTCGCCTGGTCCATTGGCCTCTTCTATAAGAGTGCGCCCACGAGGCGCCAGCCCACGGCGCCGAGCTCCCAGGCCATCCGCGCCAGCGCCCCGCCCAGCACGCAGCCGATGACCGCCATGACGGCCAAGATCAGCCCCGAAGCGCGCGCGGTCGAGTGCCGCCCCCCCACGCCGTCCAATCTTTCTACAGGTAACATGTGGTTCATAGCTTTCCAGGTCAGTGGTCTTGTAGTCTTGTGGTCAGTGGTCTTGTGGTCAGTTATTTCCGGCCGCTTCGAGTTCCGCGGCGTCCTTGAGCAGGGCGTTGACGAGCTTGTCCACCTGGCTGTCCACCGGGTTGATGATGACCGCGTCGCCGGTTTCAACGATCCGGCACCCGATCTTCTTGAGATCGGCGATGTCCAGGTCCTCGATGGCCTTCTTGATCGGCTTGCGCGTCGTCTTGATGAGCAGCTCGGCCTGGGCGGCGCTGAAATGCTTTTGAATGAGCTGGATCACCTTGGCCTCATCGTCCCACTCAATGCCGCCGCGCCCCTTTTGCAGGCCGACTTTCATCCCGTGGAAAATCACGGTGCGGGGTTGCACGAAGAGATGCCGGGCCTGGTCCACCAGCTCGGCCAGGGCGGCGCGGCTTTCGGCGGCGCGGGCCACGCGGCGCTTGATGGCCGGGATCGAATTGCGTTTCAGGTCTTCGACGGCCTGGTTAAGCCCGGTCACGAGCTCCGCCAGGGCCGTGTGATCGGCGGCGAATTGCTTGGCCGCTTGTTCAATGGTGGCGAGGGATATTTCTGCGGGGGTGTTCATAATACGGATAGACTATCGGGAGACCGCTAGAGCGGCCGGTTGGTTGTTCGTTTCGGATGCGTCACCGAGCTCAAGCCCGGCGTCAATGGGTTTGCCGAGGTTCAGCATCGCCTCGATCAGAGCGCGGTCCTCGGGACGCGGCTCCACGCTGAGCGAGTCGGAGCCAATGTCCGAGAACGCCAGCGTGCCGTCGAAAATCATCACAAAGCCCGCGCTGATGACCTCCAGGTCTTTGGGGACGGCGTTGCGATGTTGAATGGCCGCGGGGAAAAGGATGGGGAGTTCCTCGCCGGAGGGGGATTTCACAATAATGTATTTGAGCATTGGAATAGGCATAGGTGTTACGGATTCGTGTTGATGGTCTGTATTCAGGATTTGGCTCGAAGGGCATTGCCGGCCTTGGCGACCAACACGCACGCGCACGCGGCGCAAAGGCCGGTCAGCATCCGCCGCTGGGCCAGGCTGACCAGGCTCAGGATCGCCAGCGCGTGGCAATACCCGGTTATCAACCAGCGGTTGAGGGCGATGTTTTGTAGTAGTCCAGTTTGAAATAGACGTTCCATAAGGTGGCGGTGTCTTCGGTTTCTTGTAGCCCGCGGCCGCGTGTCATACGCCGGCAGATCCCGTCGGCGTACTCGAGCCCGAGGCCATATTGCGAACAGCGTTTTCGGATTTTCCATAAGATGATTCTTCGTTGGTTTGCTTCGGTTTGGCTGTGGAGGTCCGCTCTAAGGGCGTCGCCGTCGCGGCCCAGCAGGTGCAGGAAATGGGCTTTGACGGCGCCGTAGTGATCCTGGCTGCAACATCGCAGCCCCAGCCGCCCGCACGCCCGGGCCACCTGCTCTCGCCGCCAGGTGCCGGCGTCTTGGGCGTCAGCCTCCGGGTTGCGCTGCCAGGCCTGTCGGGCGAGCTGGGCAAGGTAAGCCTTTTGGCGGTTGGTCAGTTTAGCCGACACTCGCTTTGTGCCTTACCAGGAGCCCCAATTGGCAATTGGCAATTTGCAATTGGCAATTTCATGCCTCTACCTCCACCTTCACCGCCTCGCCGCTCGCCCCGGCCAGCGCCACCGTCTCCTGGATGATGAGCTCCGAAATCGCCTTCTTGTTATCCGCCTTATCCGACGCCGCCTCGGCGCTCGCAATCGCGTCATCGAGCAGCCGCAGATTCGTGCTCGCCCGCAGCACCGGCAAAATCCGGCTCGCCACGCTCACCGCCTGCGCCTGCGTCAACCCCCCGGCCGTCTCCAGGTAAAAGATCGCATCCTCCTGCGCAATGCCGCCCCGGTAGAGGTCAAACGGCGGCTTGAGGCAGCGCCCCAGGAAGGCGTGCGCCTCGATCAGCGCATCCGTCGTGCCGGTCTGCACCCGCTTGAACGCCGTGTCGTAGGCCAGATACACAAACCGGCTCGGCGTCTCGTCCACAAACGCCCGCAGCTCGTGCATCAACTGCACCCCGCCCTCGTGCGCCTGGTCTATGAACAGCGTCCGCGGCGTGTTCGCCAGCTCCTCGATCACCGTGTGCTCCACCACGCTCGGGTTGGTGCTCTGGATGGTCTTCCCCAGGGCCCGCGCAATCCCGGTGCAAATATGCCCCGACCGATTCCGCCACGTCGGCCGCATCCGCACGTAAGCCCGCGTCGCCCGCGACTGCGCCACCGCCCACCGCGCAAACGCGCTCTTGCCCGTCCCGTTCGGCGCCAGGCACGCCAGGATCCGCCGGTCGTCGGTCTGCCGCTCCAGCCGCAGCAGCCGCGCCGTCATCTCCTTGGCAAACCCCATCTCGGGGTAAAAGATTTCGTCCGGGCTCCCGCCGTCCAGGATCGCCGCCACCCGCCGCAGCTTCGCCAGCATCCGGTCCAGGTTCAGCCCCTCCAGCGTTCCGGGCACCAGCCGGTTCCGCCAGGTCTTCGTGCTCCCGATGTCCGGGTATTCCCGCAGCAGTTGGTTGTCCGATAGTTTCCGCGCGCCCTGGATGTCCGCGATCCGGGCCACGATTACTTTGATCTCCGTCAGTTTTTCTGTGTGCATGTGTGCATTTCTTGTTGGCGCCGTCGCGCCGGGTTAGTGGTTACGTTTCACTGTCCAAAAATTCCTGCAAAGCCGGGTCCTCGCTGGCCGGGCGGCAAGCGGGGGCGCGCCCGGCCAGGAGGCTGTTGTTGTCGCCGCGGTCAGGTTCCGCGGATTGTGAGTCGCGGACGGGGATGTCCGCTATGCTTAGTACTGAAGAGATTGGTTGCCCCGCCTCGCTGATCGTCCGCCGCTGCGCCAGCCCGTCCCGCTGCTCCACAATCGAGAGCCCGCGGCCCGACCCGGTAATGGCCCGCTTATCGGCGCGCAGCGCGGCCAACTGCCGCTGCCGCATCACGCGCCCCTCGTCGCTCGGCCCGAACCCGAGCCCGAGCATCAGCCGCGCATACTCCGCAATGTCGTTGGTCTGCGACGCCGTCCCCAGGATCACCCCCGCCGCGTGGTGCTCGAACGGCGCCGCCAAAACTACCGTCGCGTGGCATTTCGGCAGCCAGGGATCAAAGTAGGCCCGCACCCGCGCCCCGTGAAAATGCGCCATCCACGGCGCCGCAAACGTGAAGGGAATGCTGAACGAATCAAACAGCCGGACCTTGGTGTTGATGCCGTTGTTGACCTTCCGCTCCACGCAGTAAGGCGCAAACATCCATTCCGTCGCCGGGTCCAGCTTCCGCAGCGGCGTCTCGCCGACGTGCTGTTCCCAAAGGTCCGAGGGCACCCACCGGCCCACATGCGTCTGCACCGGCGTCGCGTTGGCTTCCAGGATCGCCTGGTCTATCGCCGCCAGCGCCGTCTCCAGCGACGGGAACACCGTCCGCGGATCCGTGTGCCCCGCCTGGCAACTCGTCAGCACCGCATTCTCCCGTTCCATCTCGCCCCGATACCGCCCGATCTGGCCGCCGGACAACCCCGACAGCACCGTCCATAGCTTGTTAAACCGCCCCTCCACCGCCGCCTTGTTGTGCGGCGAGTGGACCAGGTGCCGCCGCACCTTGAGCAGGTCCAGGCAATCCTTGACCCGCCCCGCGTTCCAGGCCCCGCCTTCGTGGAAGATTTCCTCGGGGATCCCGTGCTGCCGCATGAACACGTTGTAAAGCCCCAGCGCATCCTCCTGCCGGTAGCTCGAACGCGGCCGCACAATGAACGACCGGGCCCGGATCGCCAGGCTCATCGCGTCCACCAGTAGCAACAACTGGAACCGCCCCACCATCACCCCCCACCGCGCCGAGCATTTGTCCGAGGGAAACTGCCACAGCACCCACACGCAGAAATTGATCGAGCCGTCGTCGGGCTGGAGCCGCTGCCCGGCCCGCAGCGGCACATACTCGCCGTTCACTCGGGCGAACCTCGAGCACCCCGCCGCGTTCACCATGTCCAGCGCCGCGTCGGTCGGGTTGCGCCCGAAACGCACCACCGCCGGATTCACTTTCACCTGCCGCGCCACGCGCCCCGGCACCAGCGGCAGCCCCGCCGCCTGGCGCGCCAGGATCGCCTCCCGCAACCCCTCCGGGCACACCGGCGCCTCGTCCATCCGCAGCACGCCCAGGAACCGCTCAAGGTCCTTCCGGCTCCACCCCACCGGCGTATAGGGCAGCGAGATCACCCGCCGGATCGCCTCGGCAATGCTCCCCCGCTCCAGCGTCCGGTTGGTCTGCATGTAGAAGTAAGTGGCCGCCGGGATGAACCACCCGAGCGCCTCAATCTGGCAGGTCAGATCCCCCGCCGCGACCGGCTCGCGCCGCGCGCGCGCCAGCTCGGCGGCGCCCCCGCGAACCCACCGCTGGTAAGTCGAATCAGGCCCGCTCCACCACCCGCTGGACTTCCCCACCATCTTCGCCGCCATCCGCCCCGAATACCCATCCTCGAGCAGCCGCTTAAACCACGCGCAATCCGCCGCCTCCCCCACCGCCGACACCGACGCGGAGAAGTTGGAGGGCTGAGACTGGAGACCTGAAACCTGACCCCGGAGGCCGTGGTCAGTAGTCAGTGGCCCGTGGTCAGTAGTCCCCATTCTGCATTCCGCACTCCGCACTCCGCACTCCGCATTCAAAGGGTTGGCGGACAGTGTTGCATGAGGTTGAATCCCAGGCGTGACGTTTCGCCCGACAGGAACCGTAGTAAGTCCTGTTACCCGTTCGGACCTCTCGTCCGACGCCATGCTGTCCGCCCCGACGCTCTGGCGCGCGCCGGTAAAGTATCTATCAGGGGCGTTGTTCATTCAGGTTTCCGGTTTCCGGTTTCCGGTCTCACCTCTCCGGTCTCCGCCCCACCCTCTCGCCCTCCGCATCCGTTCCCGCAACGCCTCCATCGCCACCCGGCACACATCCTCCGGCCACGGCTCGAACCGCACCGGCACCTGGATCTCCTCGCCCCGCCGCCCCCGCAGCTTGAACTCCTCCCCGCAGATCGCCGCCGCAAACTCGTCCTTGATCTCCGTCCGCTGCCGCTCCGGCATCCGGTCCCAACTGCTGAAAAAGGTCGAGATGTTTTGCAGCTTCCGCAGCGTAAAGTCCGCGTAGTCCCTCCGGTCCCCGCCGCCTCCGCCCAGCACTGAGCCGTTAACCGACCGATCCGCGCCCACCAGTATCCCGCCCAGGCAAGACTTGAGCGTCCTGTTTTCCGTGAAGTAAAACCAGTTGCGCTTGAACAACAGCGCCTCCGCATCCAGCTCAGCATCCGGCTTTCTCAGCACCACGCTCGGCGCCAGGCCGAACCGATCCAGCAGCGGATCCGCCTCCGGCAACTCCTCCCCCACAACAGCCATCAACACGTTCCTCGACGCCCGCATCCAGCGCTGCGCGGTAACGAGCGAAATCTCCGGGAGGTTCGTGCATACAAACTCCTCAAAGCCGCCTGCATAATCCCAGGACTCGAACGCTCCTCCTGGGCCCCGATTCCGCTGAAATAGCACCCGCGCCTCGTTCAACGCCTGGCCCGCCAACAGACAGTCCTGAATCGCACGGGTGGCGAACCCAACCGCCGCCCGGACCGCCATCTGGAGCGACGCTAACACCTCCGGCGCAGCCAAAGCGTCACCGTGACGCTTCGGTGAGTTTCCTAAGGATTTGACAAATCGTGACCCATTCTGAGGGGGGGTAGGTCAGGTTGGCGCCAGGGAGGTTTTCGAGGGGGGGGTGAGGGTAGTTTGATTCATTGATTTGTTGCGGGAGTTTTGGTCCTTGGCCGGCGGTTGGACGCCAGCACCCAAAGTAGCTTCACATTCGCACCGTCCCGCCATCTGGAGCGACGCTAACACCTCCGGCGCAGCCAAAGCGTCACCGTGACGCTTTGGTGAGTTTCCTAAGGATTTGACAAATCGTGACCCATTCTGAGGGGGGGTAGGTCGGGTTGGCGCCAGGGAGGTTTTCGAGGGGGGGGTGAGGGTAGTTTGATTCATTGATTTGTTGCGGGAGTTTTGGTCCTTGGCCGGCGGTTGGACGCCAGCACCCAAAGTAGCTTCACATTCGCACCGTCCGGGCCGAGCGCCCAGACCGCCGTCGTGTCCCCTTGCCGGACGTAGGCTTTGGCGGGCTGACGGCTCCGCACCACGCGCTTGATGACGGTGGCCCCGGCCGGAAGGTTGGTGATCGGGGCCGAGAGCCCGCGCTGGTCCAGGCCGAAGATCATCGCTGTGCCGTAGTAAATCATTCGCCGCGCTTCAGATCCCTATAACGGCAGGACAATGGGCGGCTAACGCGATGCCCCGTCAGCACCAGCCACAAATGCTCACGAGTCACGCCCAGCGCCTCCGCGTCCGCGCAGATGCCGCGGAAACGCGTCGGGCCGCGTTTTCTTCTCGCTTTTTTCATTTGTTGCCGTAACATTGATAACAAAATTGCACAAAGTTCCACACCACGTCAACAGCGAAGTGTAAAAAAGTGCAAAATATTTTAGAGCGCATTTTGACGGTAAAACGCTCCCAGCAATGGGACTGGAAAAATACCGCTAAAGCGCTGGATTTAAGCGTCTCGATGCTCATGGCAGTTCAGAAGGGAGAGCGGAACTTGAGCGACGACGCGGTGTTCAGGCTTGCACAACTCGAAAATAAACTTGGCCTACGTGTGGAACAATGTGCAACCCAACTCCACACCAGCCCCGCAAATACTCCTGCCCATACCCTCGACTTGAGCATTTTCCCCGCTCCTCTGCTCGAAGACCTGCTCTCAAAAATCTCGGCTCTTATCCCCACGGCCGGTCGCAGCCGCGGCCATCTTCTCCAGGCCGCGCTGGCGATCACCCGCGAGCTCGACGCCCGCAATAGCGCCCCGCCCCAACCCAAGCGCGCCTAGCTCTCAGGTTTCCGGTTTCCGGTTTCATCCTTCTCCCCAAACGCACCGAGCGCTTCACGCCCGCGCCCCGCCTCGTTACAACTGGCGCAAATGAACTTTCTTGAAGCTCTCAAAGGCAAGAAAACCTACGCCACCATTCTCATGGGCCTCATCTACGTCGCCGGCGCTTACTTCCAGTGGTGGGCCTTCGACGAGCGCATCGCCTCCGCCTTCGGCCTCGGCGCCATCGCCACCCTCCGCGCCGGCGTAGCCACCGCCCCCACCACCAAGGACACCCAATGAGACTTCTCTGCCGGCTCCTTGCCCTCGTCGCTGCCGGCGCTCTTTGCGGCTGCGTCGGCCTCTCCGTCCCCCGCACCACCATCCAGGGCAACCTCGGCGGCGCGCCCTTCGCCATCAGCTCCCCGAAAGACTCCACCCTCGTCGGCCTGCGCGTCACCGCCGGCACCAACGGCCTCCTCTCCGTCGTCGTCGAGCGCCTCGAATGCCGCATGAACCCAGACGTGGTCAGCATGTCCAGCCGCGCCCAGGTGGACCTCGTCAACGCCGTCTCCGACGGCGTCACCCGCGCCGCCGCCAAGGCCGCCACCGCCGCCGCCGTGCCCTGACATGACCCGCCCGCCCGGCTGCCCCTTTCTGCTTTCTGCTTTCCGCTTTCTGCTTTGCCGATGAACATTGCGGTCCAAAAGCCGGGCTGGCGCGCCAACTACGACATCGGCTATTGCGGCTTCACCATCAACCGCCGCTCCTTCATCAGCCTCGGCATCAACTGGTTCCAGCGCTGGGATGATCTGCCCCGCGTTCCTTCCCCCACCCATTGCTTCATCGTCACCGGCGAGGATGAACTCATCGAAGCCGGCCCCCGCGGCGTCGCCAAAGGCACCCTCAGCGCCTACCTGGACAAAGAGGACCTCACCCTCCTCATCCGCCGCCCGGCCCAATGGACCGCCGCCAAAGGCGAGCTTATCGCCCAATGCGCCAACGGCTACCTCGGCCAGAAATACGGCTACACACTCATGGCCGCCCTCGCCGTCTCCAACTCCACCGTCGGCAAGATCCTATCCCTGCTCACCAAAGGCTGGTTCGAGCGCCAGGTCACGCGCCTCGCCGACGCCAAACGCCAGCAGGTATGCAGCGAGCTGGTCGCCCGCTGCCTCCAATCCATCCCCTACCTCGCCCTCCGTGGCGTCCTCCAGCGCCCCGCCCGCACCATCAAACCCGTGGACCTCTTCCAGGACACCATCGCCTTCGAGCCGCCCGAATACGCCGTCGAACTCGTCCCCTAACCCACCAACCCCGCATGTTCGCCCAGCTCAACGATGTCCCCCCCGACTTCCTCAAATGGCTCGCCCTGGCCGTCATTGCCCTCATCGGCGGCGCAGCCGGCATCGCCTCCATCTACAGTTCCATCCGCCGCCATCGCGTCGAACCCCAGCCCCTCCTCGTCAAAGGCGCCGATGAACACGTCAGCAAAGAGTTCTGCGCCCACCTCCACTCCGAAACCGTCCGCCGCGTGGATGAACACTCCCGCCAGATCGAGCTCATCTGGGAGCATATCGTGAAGCAGAAGGAAGAAACCGAGGCCGCCGCCCGCGCCCGCTCCGCCAAAATCTACGAGAAAATCGAGGAGGTCCGCACCGAGCTCTCCCGCGACTCCAAGCGCCAACTCGAAATGGTCTCCAAAGGCTTCCAGGACCTCGAACGCGCCATCGGCCACCTCGAAGGCAAACTCAACTCCAAATTCTAATGCTCTCACTCGAAGATAAAGAACTCCTCCGCCGCGCCGTCCTCGAAATGCTCGTCGAACGCGCGTTCATCCCCCATCGCCAATCCGCCATCCGACGCCGCGTCGCCACCGGCCTCGACTTCCCCTTCTCCGACGAGGACCTCGAAGCCGCCCTCGAATACCAGCGCCAGGGCGGCTTCGTCACCTTCATCTACGACCCCGACGGCGCGACCAAATGGTGGCACGCCACCCGCGCCGGCATCAACCTCATCGAACGCGGCCCGCTCCCCATCCAGCCGGCCTGACCTCCCATGCCTCAGCCCGCCCAATATCGCTACCGCGCCGGCGGCACTCCCATCGGCAAGATCGCCCGCCTCCCCCACGCCATCCGCGAGCAGCTCAACCGCAAACTCCTCGATAACCAGGCCGCCCCCGACATCCTCGCCTGGCTCAACGCCCTCCCGGAAACCGCCGCCGTCATCGCCGACCTCAACCGCACCGGCCGCACCTTCGGCGGCCACGTCGCCGGACCCATTGACGAGCGCAACCTCTCCAAATGGCGCTACACCGGCTACGCCACCTGGCTCAAACAGCGCGAACGCCTCCTCCAAACCCGCGACCTCGCTGCCTACGCCCACGACCTCGCCCAGGCCAAAGGCGGCGACATCGCCCAGGGCGCCGCCGCCATCGCCGCCGGCCGCATCCTCGAAGCCATGGAAGCCGCCGCCGACGCCGGCGCCGATCCCGCCACCCTCAAAGACCTCATCACCGCCGTCTCCTCCCTCCGCGCCGGCGACATCGCCCAGCAGAAGGCCGACGTCGCCCGCGAACAGCTCAAGCAGAAGAACCGCGAGCTCGATCTGGCCGAGACCCGTTTTCACCGTGAAACCTGCGCCCTCTTCATCAAGTGGAACGCCGACGAGCGCGCCCGCCAGGTCGCCGCCGGCCAGGGCTCCAACGAAGAGAAGATCCAGCAGCTCGGCAAAATGATGTTCGGCGAAGATTGGGAGGATAAATGAACAAGAAGAAACTATTGCAGGTCAAAGACGGCTCCCGCACCCTCTACTATTCACCCCTGCCGCGCCCCCGAAAAGACGGCGTCGTCGCCACCCTCGTCGGCTACCGTAAAGCCGGCAGAACTCATTGGTATTGACCCATTCCTCTCCGTGAACTCCGTGTAAACCGTGGTCTCACCCCTCACCATTCGCGCCGGCCAAAAGGAGTTCTCGCGCGGCGTCGCCGTCCACCGCGTCGCCGGCCTCCTCGCCCGCCGCCAATACGGCAAAACCACCATCGCCGCCCGCGTCGCCCTCAGGAAAATGATGAAGCGGCCCGGCCACACCGTCATCTTCGGCTCCGTCAAACTCGACCTCGGCCGCGAAATCGTCCGCAAAGAAGCCGCCGCCCTCCAGGCCGCCTTCCAGGCCTTCTCCACCGACGCCCTCCAGATCGTTGACGCCCAAACCGGCAAGAATATCAGTCCTAAAGGTCCTATCAGTCCTATCTCCCCCGACGACTTCGCCGAACTCTACGAAGCCACCCGCCTCGAGTTCCGCCTCTACCACTCCCGCTCCATCTATTCCCGCACCAAAGTCGTCGCCCTCAACACCGCCGCCGTCGGCGAAACCGGCGACCTTATCCTCGACGAAGTCGGCCGCGTCAAAAACTTCCGCGACGTCGTCGAAGCGATCATGCCCGTTATCGCTTCCAACCCCGATTTCCGCTGCATCTACACCACCACGCCGCCCCCTGACGACACCCATTACAGCTTCGAGCTGCTTGCTCCACCGATCGGGGCCGACCTCCCCGTGAACCCAGCCGGTAATTGGTATCAGAGCGAGCTCGGGGTGTGGGTGCTGCGGATCACCGCCTGGGACGCCTACGCCGACGCCGTCCCCCTCTACGACGACGACTCCGGCGCCCCTCTTTCCCCGGAGGAATCCCGCGCGCGCGCCCACGACAAAGACGCCTGGGATCGGAACTACGCTTGCCGCTTCGTCCTGGGCGGCACCGCCGCCTGCGGCCTCCTCCAGCTCGACACCGCCCAGCGCCGCGGCATCGGCCAATCCCAACTTTTCCAAGTCAACAACGACCTCGAGTTCGACCAGTCCCTCTCCTACCTCACCAATCAATTCCGCATTCCGCAATCCGCACTCCGCATTGGCCTAGGCTGGGACCTCGCCACCACCACCAGCGAAACCTCCAACCCCTCCAGCCTAACCATCCTCCAGCAGATCGGCCAGGACCTCTTGGCCCGCGCCGTCATCACCTGGAAAACCGCCGACCCCGATGTCGCCCTCGAGCGCGTCCGCCGCGTCGTTGAAGCCACCCGTCCGCGCCGGCTCTGCATTGACGCCACCAACGAGCGCTACTTCGCCCAGATGTGCCGCAAAGAACTCGGCCCCCTTGTCCCCGTCGAACTCGTTATCGGCTCCGAGACCATTGACGTTCCCGGCGAGCCCGCCCCCATCACCATGAAACAGTATCTCGGCGCCCAGCTCGTCGCCGAGCTTGACGACAACCACCTCACCCTGCCCCCCGAGCGTTACCTGCGCGAAGACTGGCGTCTCGTCCGCAAGGAAAAGGGACAGTTTGTTTGCGAGCCCGACGCCAACGGCCGCCACGGCGACACCTTTGACAGCACAAAGTTAGCCCTCCGCGCGTTGAGAAGCACCGCCGGCGCCCTCCTAACCGCCGACGGCATCTCCACCGGCAACAATGCCCTCCGCCCCGGCTCCCGCCTCCGTTGAGCACCGCCAGCATTATGAACTCCGCACTCCGCACTCCGCATTCCCCACTGCCATGAGCCTCCCCAACTCCTACGCCGCCCGCGGCCGCCAGCTCCCCCCGCGCCGCCCCACCCTCTCCTTGGGGAGAGGGCAGGGTGAGGGGGAATTGCCCATCCACACAGTGAAACCAATTGGCAATCGGCAATCGGCAATTGGCAATATCAAATGGCTAGTCCCCCAAGCCCAGGAAAGGTGGCTCGCCGCCGGCGTAGCCTACTACACTCCCCAGCACTGCGAGTATATCTTCCGCCAGGCCCTCGGCGGCGACCTCCGTTCCCAGTGGGAAATGTTCGACCTCATGGAAGCCACCTGGCCCGAACTCTCCTCCTGCCTCAACCAATTGAAGGACGCCGTCGTCGCCGCCAAAATCAAAGTCGAACCCTTCCGCATCCAGGGCGAGCAACCCTCCGACCAGGCCGTCGAACGCGCCGCCCTTGTCCAGGACGCCCTCTTCGGCATGTCCCCCCGCCCCGGCGCCGACGAAAACGACCTCGAAGACACCATCCGCGACCTCCTCGACGCCCGCTCCAAAGGCATCTCCGTCCTCGAACTCGACTGGGAGCACCGCCCCGGCTCCAACATCATCGCCCCCGTCTGCTCCCGCTGGGTCCATCCCGCCTGGTATGGCTACCCCTCCGGCGACACCTCCACCCAGCTCATGCTCCGCTCCGCCACCCGCGGCCGCGCCGGCCTCACCCCCGATCCCGACCTCTCCCAGTGGCACGACTTCGAGGAGCACAAATTCATCATCGGCCTCTGCAAAAACAAGACCGGCCACCCCCTCGGCTCCGCCCTCCTCCACGTCCTGGCCCCCCTCTGGGCCATGCTCAATTTCTCGACCGAGTGGTTCTTCAACTTCGCCCAGGTCTACGGCCAGCCATTCCGCTGGGCCACCTACGACCCCAACATGTCCGCCGCCGACCAAACCAAGCTCGGCCAGATCCTCGCCAACATGGGCGCCTCCGCCTACGGCATGTTCCCCGCCGGCACCAGCGTCGAACTCAAAGAAACCTCCAAAGGCGCCTCCGAAAACCCCAACCAGCAGCTCATTGACCTCGCCAACCGCACCTGCCGCCTCGTCATCCTCCGTCAAACCCTCACCGCCGATGTCCCCGAAGCCGGCGGCTCCCGCGCCCTGGGCGAAGTCCACGAGCGCGTCGAAGCCTCCGTCGAATACGCCCTTTCCAAGTGGGTCTGCAAAACCCTCACCCCCCTCGCCAAATCCATCCTCACCCTCAACTACGGCGACGACACCGAGTGTCCCCTCCTCCTCCCCGGCATGGATCCCGAGGAAGAAGGCGCCACCGCCCTCAAGCGCGAGGTCCTCAAAGCCTTCCTCGTGGACGGCACCGTCAACGACGTCCTAGCCAACCTCACCGACCTAAAGGCCCTGGTGAGAGACTGCGGCCTCCCGGTAAACGAAGAATACATCGAGCCCTACCTCCCCGTCCTCGCCCAGCCCGGCGCGAAGGTGACCGGCGAAGTCATAAAAGACAGCGAAGGCGACATCGTAGGCGGCGCCGTAGAAGAATCCGTCCTATCCGGCCTATTCGACCCATCCCTCCCCCCCGCCCGTAGAGGCCAGGGTGATGGGGAATTAGCTCCCACCCCAGGCGCCAAAGAATCCGAAGCCGACGTCGAGGAATCCCGCGACGCCCAGGGCCGCCTGATCGCCGCCAGCGCCGGCGGCCGCCGCGCCCCCGCAATTGGCAATTGGCAATCGGCAATTGGCAATGCCCCCTCCTCGCTCGCCGCGGCCTATCGAGGCAGCATGGCCCCGTTTCGTCAGATAATCCTCGAAAGCACCAGCCGCGAAGATTGCCTCCGCAAACTCGCCCGCGCCTACGCCGACTGGAGACCCGAACGCCTCGCCGCGGAACTGGAGACCGCACTCCAGCTCGCCGCGGCGGCCGGAGCGGTGAAGGGTTCCGAATAATTATGTATCAGACCAACAAAAAACTTGCCCTCTGTTCTTACCCGGGAAACAAGCGCCGAATATGCGAGAAGCTGCTGCCGCTTATTCCCGCCCATCGCCATTACGTTGAGCTGTTTTGCGGGGCCGCGGGTCTCCTTTTTAACAAGCCGCGATCTCGCAATGAGACACTCAATGACATTGATGGCGAGCTCACAAACGCCTTTCGGTGTATGCGCCACCACGGCGATGCAGTAATTAAAGCCCTGCACTGGCGAGTAAATAGCCGGAGAGACTTCCACAGCGCGAGGAGGTGTAGCCGTTGCGAACACTCTCCACTCACCGATATTCAGCGCGCGGCAAACTTTCTTTACCTCCGCGCGATTTCTTTTGGGGCCGAGGGAACATCCTATGGCGTTGCCGGAACAAAACAAGGGGGGGGGGGGGGGGGGCTCGCCCAGCAGCACTACCGGCC